AAAACGTGAGCGGATCGAGTCGGGATCTAAGGAGAAGATGCGTAAGCCTGGCTCTCCTGGCGCTCCTACAGATGCTGCATTTGTTAAAGCCGCTAAGACCGCAATGAAGCCTAAGAAAAAATAATGCCGATTACAGTTGAGCGTGAGTCACTCTCTACAAAGTCTCGTCATGTATCACCTAGCTATGTTGATAAAAACAACGTACAGACTCTTGCGAGTTCGGATAGACCATTCCCGACTGTAGATGTAAACCATCTGCGGTTGCATGAAGGTGTTGGGTATTATGTATATCACACACATAAAGACGCATCTAGATTGGCTGTTGGCTCAAGCATTAACATTGCTATTGCGTGGCCAGCTGGACTAGAGGCTCACGCGTTTGTTGATTATCAATGTGGTGGAGAGGCTGAAATTTATGCCTACGAAAGCGCAACAACCAGCGGCGGCACAGCAATGACTTTGCATCGCCGTAATCGAGTAATTACTACAGCAAGCCAAGCGGCTGCGGTATTAAATCCAACTGTAACCGCAGTAGGCACAGAGTTTTATTCTGAACTTATTACAAGCGCAGAAGGCTCAGGAAATAGAAGTGGAGCTGGCGGTAGAGGAATTAGCTTTGAATTTATTTTAAAACCATTAACAACATATCTGTTTCGTTTAACGAATGTAAACAGCAGCTCTCAGATGGCTGAGATGCGTATAGATTGGTACGAATGAAGAAAGAGCATAAGAGTCCTAGCGGTGGTCTTACTGAGGCTGGCCGTAAATACTTTAAGCGGACAGAGGGCGCGAACCTAAAGGCTCCTGTCAAGGAAGGCACGAACCCACGGCGCGTATCTTTTGCTGCTCGATTTGGCGGTATGTCTGGCCCACTCGTTGATGAGAATGGAAAGCCAACACGCCTAAAGCTGGCTCTGAAGAAGTGGGGATTTGGTAGCAAAGAGGCAGCTCGCAACTTTGCCAATAGACACAAAAAGGATTGATATGGCTGAAATGATGAGATTAAAACCAGAAGACATCCTCAAGCGCCACGATATAGCGTTGCGTAAGAAAGAGGATTTTAGAGACCTATACGATGAGGCATACGAGTTCGCTCTGCCACAGCGCAATCTCTATGACGGCTACTATGATGGCAAGGTTGGCGGTGCTAAGAAGATGAATCGTGTGTTTGATGCAACTGCTATTAATTCAACTCAGCGCTTTGCTAATCGTCTACAGTCAGGAATATTCCCACCACAACGTAAATGGTGCAGATTAGAAACTGGCCCAGATATTCCAGAAGACCGCAAAGCAGAGGCATCCGCAGCTCTTGATATCTATGCAGACAAGATGTTTGCAACTCTCAAGCAGTCTAACTTTGACATTGCGATGGGTGAGTTCTTGCTTGACCTAGCAGTTGGTACGGCTGTAATGATGGTTCAGCCTGGTGACGATACCAGCCCAATCAACTTCATTCCTGTGCCACAGTTCTTGGTTGCCTTTGAAGAGGGCGCAAATGGTCAGGTAGACAATGTATACAGACGGATGCGTATTAAGGGTGAGGCGATTATCCAGCAATGGAGAGATGCTGAGATTCCTACAGACTTACAGCAGAAGATTGACCAAAAGCCAACCGAAGACTTTGAGTTGATTGAGGCTACAGTATTTGATCCAAAGCGTGGAGATTTCTGCTATCACGTTATCCACAAAGAGTCTAAGCAAGAGCTGGTCTATCGCAGACTCAAGAAGAGTCCTTGGGTAGTCAGTCGCTACATGAAGGTGGCTGGTGAGATATACGGCAGAGGCCCATTGACCATGATTCCACTTGTATCTAAGATACTACAAGTAATGGATGACAGAGGCATTATCGATATGCCTTTGCGTGTCAATGGACTAGAGGTTAAGGTAGCACCAGTTGCCCCATTGGCCATGGCTCAGAACATGGAAGACGTAACCAACGTCATGCAGTTCGTACAGATGGCTCAAGGCTTTGGCCCAGAGGGTCAAGCCACACCTAAGATGGGCGAGATTACAGACTATATCGCAGACAAGCTGGGCATCCCATCAAGGTTGCGTAATGACTCAGCAGAGCGCCAATACAATCTCCAGCAGATTGCACAACAGGCAGCTCAGGTTGCCGAGCAAAACCCAGAGGCTGTACCCGAAATGCTGAAAATGGCTGGAGGCTAATAGATGAATGTTGACGGATGGGCTGGCCTAGAAAACGTAGTTACAGATATTCGTGATGTTGACCAATCAGTAGAAGACCTAAACAAATTATGCCTCCGAGTTCTCAGCTCAGAGGATGGCGAAAAACTAATGAAGTGGTTAAGAGCCACTTTGTTAGAGCAGCCAGTTGCCTTGCCTGGCGCTGATCCTAGCTATGCTTTTTACCGAGAAGGACAAAACAGCGTAATTAGGGATCTTGAAGCAAGGATTAATAAAGCAAGGAAAATGTAAACATGGAAACTACCGAAGCAGTCCAGCCCACAGAGAATGGTGGCCTACTGGACTCAGTAACAACTGAGGACAGCCAAGGTACCGAGCAGCAAAACCCAGAATCAACACAGATATCTCATTTAGCAGAGCAAGAGGATGACACTCCGCTAGACCGGCCTGATTGGTGGCCTGAGAACTTTTGGAAGAAAGACGATTCAGCCCCCGATCTAGAAGGCATAGCCAAGTCTTGGATGGATCTTAGGAAACAGATATCGCAAGGCAAACACAAGGCACCCGCAGATGGTAAGTATGATGCATCCGCATTTGGTGCTGTTCCTGAGAATGACCCAGTTCGTAGCCACGTTATGAGTTGGGCGCAAGAGAATGGGATATCGCAACTCGCTTTAGATAGTTTGGTCGGCAAGGTTGTTGGTATGGGGGCAGAGAAAGTAGAGTCTGTTACCAGATCACTTGCTGAAGAGAAAGCATCTCTTGGCCCTAACGCAGATGTCATTATTAAAGGAATGACAGATTGGGCTAGAGGTCTTGTAAACAAGGGAGTATGGGGTAAAGATGACTTTGAAGAGTTTAAGTATATGGGCGGTACTGCCAAAGGCTTAAAGGCTTTGATGAAACTGCGTGAGACCTATGAAGGTTCTCGCATCCCAGTTGAGTCTGTACCCATTGAGGGCGCTCCCTCCAAAGACGAGTTGTACCAAATGGTTGGTGATCCTAAGTACAAGACAGATCCATCCTACCGAGCCAAGGTTGAGAAGATGTTTGCTCAAAATTTCGGCTAATATAAAGAATCTCCTCACGAGAGTGACCCTTGCCCCGGTGCAGTTTGCCGGGGGTTTTTTTATCCACATTTAGTAGATGTAAAAAATATTTCACTAGATGTTGTATTTTTCCTACATTTCTGCTAGAAACTCATTAAGGCATACCATTTAGTTGGCCCTTGATGCAGATTAATCTGACGATTGGCTACCGCAAGTAGCAAGCGTAGGCCCTGGCAACAGGCACACCAAAGCAAAAACCCAATTTATTTTTTACCTATTTAGGAGAAACACATGAGCATTTCATTATCTAATGCCTTTGTTACCCTCTTTGATGCTGAGGTAAAACAGGCTTTCCAGGGCAAAGCAATGCTGGTAGGTGCTGTTCGTCAGCGTAGAGGAGTAGAAGGTTCTACAGTTAAATTTCCAAAAGTTGGCAAAGGTGTGGCTACCCCACGCATTAGTCAATCTGATGTAACCCCATTAAACGTAGCATTTTCAAGCGTAACTTGCACCCTATCTGACTTTAATGCCGCTGAGTACAGCGACATTTTCAGCCAGGCTAAAGTTAACTTTGATGAGCGCCAAGAGCTTGTACAAGTTCTAGGCCACGCTATTGGCCGTAGACAAGACCAGTTGATTCTTGATGCTTTGACAGCATCTAGCACCAGCTTGACTGTTTCTAACGATATCGGTGGTAGCGATACCAACATGAACGTAGCCAAGTTGCGTGAAGCTAAAAAGTTATTGGATAAAAATAACGTACCTCCAGAGGGCCGTCACATTATCCTCCACGCAAATGGTTTAGCATCGTTGTTGTCTGAGACAGCTGTAACTAGCTCTGACTTTAATACTGTTAAAGCACTTGTTGCTGGTGAAATCAATACGTTCTTGGGCTTTACTTTCCATATCCTTGGTGACCGCTCTGAGGGTGGCCTAGCAGTTGATGCGTCTTTAGACCGCACTTGCTTTGCTTTCCACAAAGATGCCATCGGCTATGCAGAAGCTATTGCTCCACGCACCGAAGTTAACTACATCCCTGAGAAGACCTCGTTCCTCGTGAACAGCATTTTCTCAGCCGGTGCAATTAACATCGATGATGAGGGTATTGTCAAAATCACCGCTCGCGAATCTTAATCTAAGGAGAGAATGATATGGCATATTCTAATACTGGTTTAGTAACTGTTTGTGCATCGAAGTCTGGTAATGCA